CTACTAACGCGGTTGATCTTGCTGATGGATCTAACCTGTTCGTAAAAGACGTGATCAATAATAGATCACAGTACGTTCATATGGTTGGATTTGATTCAGACTTTAAAAACATCGGTAACGCTGGTACAGCAATCACTCCAGGATCAGCTAAAGACTTCCTTGGTTCTGCGGTAGCTCTATCGTCTGTACAAGACTTTAACTTTGACTCTGGAGCAAACTCAGGTACACTCTCTGCTAGCCAGTACTTACTTGCGTTTGATCTTTTAGAAGACAAAGACGTCGTTGAGGTTGACTTCCTGATTGCACCAGGCATGTCGTCTCGAGCAGATCAAACAGCTACAACGAATGATCTGATCGCGATTGCAAAATCACGTAAAGATTGTGTTGTTGTAACAGGACCAGCACGCACAGATGTTGTAAATGTAACAAGTGAAGCTACAGCTACAACAAACATCACGACTACAGCAGCTACTTTAACTAGATCAAGCTACGCAATCGTAGCGGGTAACTACTTAAAAGTCTATGATAAGTACAACGACAAGTTTATCCAGATTCCAGCAGCTTCTTCAATCGCTGGTTTGATGGCTGAAACAGATCGTGTCGCTGCACCTTGGTTCTCACCAGCTGGCACACGTCGTGGTTTATTACTCGGTGTGACATCCGTGGATTATAATCCAAACAAGACTCGTAGGGATACGCTTTACAAAGCCGGTGTCAATCCGGTTGTAAACATTCCTGGTCAAGGGATTATACTATTCGGTGATAAGACGCACCAATCAAGACCATCCGCGTTCGATCGTATTAACGTACGTCGATTGTTCTTAACACTTGAGCGGGCCATTGAACGGGCTGCCAAGAACGTACTCTTTGAATTCAACGATGAGTTTACAAGAGCTGAGTTCGTCAACATCGTCGAGCCAGTATTGCGTGATGTCAAAGGACGGCGTGGTATTACAGACTTCCGGATTGTTGCTGATGAAACAGTAAACACTCCAGCGGTTGTTGATCGTAATGAGTTCATCGCTAATATCTTTATTAAGCCGGCTCGTTCGATTAACTTCGTAACACTAAACTTTGTCGCAGTTCGTACCGGTGTTTCCTTCGAGGAAGTAACCGGACAGGCATTCTAAGGAGGGATAACTTATGGCACTTGGTAGTGTAGACGAATTTAAGTCAAGACTCACTGGCGGTGGTGCTCGCGGTAATCTCTTCCAGGTTACCTTGAACAACCCACGTGGTGGTTTAGGGGTCGCACTTGATGTTGACTTTGCATCTTTCATGTGTGAGGCAGCTCAGTTGCCCGCATCAACCGTAGGAACAATTGAGATTCCATTTCGCGGTCGTAGATTGAAAGTTGCCGGCGACAGAACGTTTGATCCTTGGACTGTAACAGTGATTAACGACACAGGGTTTAAGATCAGAGATGAAATGGAAAAATGGATGAACGCAATCGCTAACCATGCAGATGCTGGTGGTGTGCAGAATCCAGAACTCTATTTCGCTGATCTTCAGGTACAGCAGTTTGATCGTGACGAATCAGTCATCAAGACAGTCACAATCAAAGATGCTTGGCCATCATCTTTATCTGCAATCGAACTCAGCTATGCTGATGACCAGATTGAAAGATTCCAGATCGAATGGCAGTATCAGTACTGGACCAGTAACACCACTGATCAGTAATAATATATAAAGGGAGAGCGGTACTCCGCTCTCCTCTTATTATAAGGAATTTACATGGCAGAACAAGACGGCTTTAAATTATTTGGATTTGAGATTAAGAGAGCTTCCGCTGAGAATCCAGCCAAGGCTCCTTCAATCGTTCCAGCCCGAGATGAGGATGGCGCAGGTTACGTAACCGCGTCAGGCTCTCATTATGGCCAATATATCAATCAAGATGGCGCGGATGCAAAAGATAATCATGCATTGATTATGAAGTACCGCGGCACTGCAATGCATCCAGAAGTTGACGCAGCAATCGAAGATATTACAAACGAAGCTATCATTGGCGGTGAGAATGAACCTGTTACTTTAAACATGGATAGTCTCATAGCGCCGGCAACCATCAAAAAATCTATCAAGGACGAGTTTGATGGTATCTTGGCAATGATGAGTTTTACAGAACTAGGACATGACATCTTTCGAAGATGGTACGTCGACGGTAGAATATATCACCACCTTGTAGTTGATGAAAGTAATCTTAAGCAAGGTATCATTGACATTCGTCCAATTGACGCAGCACGTATTCGTAAAGTAAGACAAGTAAAGAAAAAGAAAGATGCATCCACCGGCGCGCCGTTGGTTAAAAAAGTAGATGAATATTTCATCTATCAAGAAAAACCAGGTTATCAAGCAGCTGGTGTTAAACTAACTCTTGATTCTGTGTCGTATTGTACATCAGGCCTGCTTGATGAAAAACGACAGAAAGTATTATCATTCTTACATAAAGCATTAAAGCCTTTGAATCAATTAAGAATGATGGAAGATTCGTTGGTTATCTATCGTTTAGCGCGTGCTCCAGAACGTAGGATCTTCTACGTGGACGTGGGTAACCTTCCTCGAGGTAAAGCCGAGCAATACATGAAAGACATCATGACTCGGTATCGCAATAAACTCGTATATGATGCACAAACTGGTGAGATCAAAGATGATCGTAAACACCAGTCATTACTTGAAGATTTCTGGATGCCACGTCGTGAAGGTGGTAGAGGCACAGAGATCTCTACTTTACCTGGTGGTGAAAACCTTGGTCAAATTGAAGATATATTTTATTTTCAAAAGAAATTATATCGTTCACTAAACGTACCAATCAACCGGTTAGAACAAGATAGCCCGTCATTCGCTATCGGTAGAACTACTGAGATTAATCGCGACGAACTTAAGTTTCAAAAGTTCATAGATCGTTTACGTACTCGATTTGCTGGATTATTCTTAGACATACTAAAAAAGCAATTAGTACTTAAGGGTGTGATGACCGAAGACGATTGGTCTAGCATGAAGAACGACATTGTTGTAGTATTTGCAAGAGATAATTATTTCTCTGAATTAAAAGAATCAGAAATACTTAGAGAGAGGCTACAAACTCTCGATCAGGTTAGTAACTATATTGGTACCTATTTCTCACAAGAATGGGTACAAAAGAATGTCTTAAAGTTTACTGATGATGAAATAAAAAATATGAACCTGCCAGCAGATGGCGAACAAGGAGATGAAGAATGAGTGAAGTAGATTACGTAGATGCAGCTGAAAACGAACCAGAAGTAGAAGTGAATCCACTAGCAGACCTGGTCGATGCAGCACTTGCCAAAGATTATAATAAAGCAAATGAAATCTTTGGTCAAGCTATCTCAGTAAAATTAGATGATGTAATGGACCAAGAACGTATTCGTTTATCGAACGCAATCTACAACGCTTCTGAGGAGGATGATGAAGATGAAATCGAAGATGAGGACATGGAAGATTCTGAAGACTTGGATGATGACGATATGGATGTGGAAGATTCTGATGATGAAGGGGACGATGACGATAGCGAAGATGATGATTTGGTCGATGAAGAAGACGCTGAAGAATCCGTTTAAGTAGAAAATTGAAATCATATAAATAATATTACACTAAAGAAAGGTGAGTGGAAATCATGAAACTTATTTCAGAATTTAATGATATAGGCTTCGAAGTTATTACCGAAGAAAAAAACGGTAAAAAGAAGTATATCATTGAAGGCGTATTTGCACAAGCCGAACAAAAGAATCGTAACGGCCGGATATATCCAAAGCCGATCATGGAAAAAGCTATCAACCTGTATAATGAAAAGCAAGTTTCCAAGGGTCGTGCTGTAGGTGAGTTGAATCACCCTGAAGGACCGACCGTTAATTTAGATAAAGTTTCTCATAAGATCGAATCCCTTGAGTTTAAGGGTAACGATGTTATGGGCAAGGCCACAGTTTTGGATACTCCAATGGGACGAATCGTAGAAGGTCTTCTCGAAGGTGGTGTTCAACTGGGCGTTTCGACTCGTGGTATGGGAAGTTTGATGCAACAAAATAACGCGATGGTCGTCAAAGACGATTTTATTCTTAACGCTATCGATGTAGTGCAAGATCCATCAGCACCGTCTGCATTTGTAAATGGGATTATGGAAGGTGTGGACTGGGTTTGGAATAACGGTATTTTGGAAGCTCAAGCAATTGAAAAAATGGAGACTGAAATTAAAAAGGCTCCACGTGCTGATCTCTATGAGACACAGGTTCGTGAGTTCAAAAATTTCCTCTCGTTGTTAAAAAATTAAAAGTAGGGAGTCAATTAAATGACTGATCAAGAGAATCAAGATCAAGAAATTGAACTCCAAGATGACGAGACTATCTTGGAGATGGATGATCACGAAGCTAAATCCGTTGCTAGTGCTGATAAAGCCGCTGATGCTAGTGGTTCTGCGCCAAAGCGTAGTACTGCAGGCGGTGCCGCAGATGCTAGTAAACAGGATCCAATGCCAAAAACTAAGTCTGCATTAATGGCTGCGATGCATGGTATGATGATGAAGAAGGATAAGAAAACTCTTCAAGCTATGTATCACGGTATGAATAAAGAAATGATGCACATGAAGAAAGAAGATTTAGACGTCGAAGAAGATGCACCAATGCATGAAATTGCGTATGAGGCAGACTTCCAAGAAGATCTAAACGCTTTAGTATCCGAAGAAGCTACACTATCAGATGAGTTCAAGGCGAAAGCTGAGACAATCTTTGAAGCTGCGATTAAATCAAAGCTTTCAAAAGAGATTGATCGTCTGGAAGAGAAGTATCAAGAGGAATTGGCAGAAGAAGTCTCAACAACCAAAGCTGATCTAGTAGAGAAGGTAGATTCCTATCTGAACTACGTTGTAGAACAGTGGATGGAAGACAACAAGGTAGCAGTCCAGAATGGTCTGCGCACAGAGATCGCTGAGAAATTCATGAACAACCTGAAGGATCTGTTCACTGAATCTTACATCGACGTACCAGAGTCTAAAGTCGACCTAGTTGACGAACTTGCTGGTGAAGTCGAAGAGCTCGAAGAAAAGCTTAACGAATCAACAGGCAAGCTCATTGAAATGTCTGGTGAGCTAGAAGAATTTAAGCGTAACGAAGTAATTCGTGAAGCTACAAAGGACATGGCTCAGACAGAAATCGAGAAGTTAAAATCCCTTGTACAAGATATTGACTACAGCGACAGCTTCGCTGATAAAGTTAATACCGTGAAGGAATCTTACTTCAAGAAACCGGCAACAGCTGAAGGTATTGAAGAAGAAGTAGAAGACGATGATTCAATCGTTGAAACTTCAGACGCAATGGCTCAGTACATGGCTGCCATTAATAAGCAAATCAAATCCTAAGGGAGATTATCAGAAATGCATAACGTAATTTCATACGATAAGCTCGTTGAGAAGTGGGCACCGGTACTTGAGTCAGAAGCTGCCGGCACCATTCAAGACGCGCACCGGAAGGCAGTTACTGCTGCTGTTCTGGAAAACCAAGAGCATGCCCTCAAAGAAGAAGGCATGTTGCAAGAAACAACCGTAACTGCTAACTCAGCTAACTGGAACCCAGTTCTGATCGCACTCGTACGTCGCGCAATGCCTAACCTTGTTGCTTACGACATCTGTGGCGTTCAGCCAATGACTGGTCCAACAGGTCTGATCTTCGCAATGAAGTCAACCTTCCAGAAGACAAAAGCTGGTGTATCAAACGGCGACGAAGCTCTGTTCAACGAAGCTCCAGTCGGCTACTCAGGTGACTCATCAACATCCGGTAACGGTTCGCTTGGTCCATCTGGTTTGGCTGGTACATTAGACGGCGACAATGACTCAACAATCATTGACTCCGAATCAACACACGTACCGTTCGTTGGTGACACATACACAGCTGCTGAGGCTGAAGTATTGGGTGGAACAAGCCAAGAAGAACTGGCTCCAATGGGCTTCACCATCGAGAAAGCTACAGTGACAGCACGTTCACGTGCGTTACGCGCTAACTACACTCTCGAACTGGCACAAGACCTGAAAGCAATCCACGGTTTGGATGCAGAAACTGAGTTGGCTAACATTCTGTCAACTGAGATCCTGTCTGAAATCAACCGTGAAGTTGTACGTACGGTCAACCGCCAAGCAAAGATCGGTTCACGTCAAACTTCAAACCAAACACTCGGTATCTTCGATCTGGCAACAGACGCAGACGGCCGGTGGTCAGTTGAGAAGTACAAAGGCCTGATCATGCAGATCGAGCGTGAAGCAAACACAATCGCTAAAGAAACACGTCGCGGTAAAGGTAACTTTATCCTGTGTTCATCAGACGTTGCTGCAGCCCTGAACGCGGCTGGCATGTTGGATTATACTCCAGCGTTGTCAAGCAACCTTAACGTAGACGATACTGGTAACACATTTGCTGGTACTCTGAACGGTCGGATCCGTGTCTACATCGATCCTTACTCATCACGTGACTACGTAAACGTGGGTTATAAGGGTACAAACCCATACGATGCAGGATTGTTCTACTGCCCATACGTTCCTTTGACAATGGTCAAGGCAGTGGGCGAGGAAGACTTCCAGCCTCGGATCGGCTTTAAGACTCGTTACGGAATGGTATCAAACCCATTCGTTGGTTCTTCACCATCAAACGGTCTTGCCAGTGATCGTACTAACCAGTACTATCGCATTTCAGCTGTTAACAATATCCTGTCATAAGGGTAAATTCAGCTTTGACATAAACTGGGATCCTCTTCGGAGGGTCCCTTTCTTTTTTGTATAAATACACTTATGGCTACTTTAACTTCAAACATAAACTACTTGCAACCTACCGGTTACAAGCTTACTATAGATCGGGAAAACTACCCGAACCTAGAGTTTTTTGCTCAAAACGTACAACATCCTGATTTAACACTCGTACCAAGCGAGCTACAGTTTAGAAAAGTCCGAAGCATTCCAATGCCTGGTGGTACTTTAGACTATGGTGAACTCACTGCTAACATTATTCTCGACGAGGATATGAAAGCTTATACCGAGATGCATGATTGGATAAGAAGATTAATAGATGCGCCTTTGAAGGGTGCACTTGATAGAAATAGTGCGAGTGCTGCGTCAACTGATACTATACCTTCCACAGCGGATATCACGTTGACAATCTTAAATAGTATGAACAACAAGATAAAGAACATTCGGTACCAAGGCGCTATGCCTACGAACCTTGGTGCCATCAACTTTGAATCGACTGCGAGTGGAACAGAGTTCATTACATTCCCTGTTTCGTTCAGATATCAGATCTTTGAGCTTGTATAGATAATTCTATATGATGGAGTAAATAATGATTGACTTGAAAGAAGTCTTGGCCGAATGGGCCGAGGACAGTAAAATTGGTATGAAACTTGACGAAGATTCTCGTAATACACCTCTCTTACATGCTAAGTATTTAGAAAAACTGGCTAACTCTAAGTTGTTACTTAAAAGAGCTGAGTTTTCTCAAAAGGTATTGCTTAAGCACAAGTGGGAATGGTATAACGGTAAGATGGATCCCGATACGTTGAAAGAACTTGGATGGGAACCAGATCCTTTTAACGGCCTAAAGATTATGAAAGGCGATATGGATTACTATTATGATTCAGACCCTGAGATACAAAAATCTGAAGAGAAGATTCAGTACTACAAAACACTCGTTGAAACACTAACAGAGATAGTGAGTAATATTACGTGGCGGCATCAGACAATTGGGAACATGATCAAGTGGAAGCAATTCGAATCCGGAAACTAAGTCATGCGATGCTCCATGTCCAGTGTGACTGGGGTCAAGCGGAAGAGATTAAAGAGTTCTTTTCATTCTATGTGCCTGGTTATAAGTTCATGCCTGCGTTTAAACGTAGGATATGGGATGGTAAGATTCGTCTTTTTGATTCTAACCGTGGTGAGTTACCGGCTGGACTTATTTCTCATTTGATTAAGTTTATTGAGAGTCGAGGCTACCAATACGAACTAATAGACGTAAAAAAATATGGGTCACCTATTCACGACGAAAGACCTGATCCAAAGGCTGTAGCTCAATTTATTAAGTCGATGAATCTTCCCTTTGAACCGAGAGATTATCAGTTCATTGCTGTAATGGAAGCACTACATAGAACACGTGGTATCTTGTTATCACCTACTGGTTCTGGTAAATCGTTAATCATTTACATTCTTATTATGTATTGGCTTACACAATTAACAACAGGCCTAAGGTTTCCAGAAGCTGGTAGAGCTTTGGTTGTTGTACCTACAACCTCACTTGTTGAACAGATGTATGGTGATTTTATATCGTATGGCGCTTCGGAAGGTGCCATACATAGAATCTATTCTGGTAAAGAAAAAACATTTGAAAAAGCCATATGTATTACAACATGGCAGTCTATTTACAAATTACCAAAGCAGTGGTACGATCAGTTCGGTATGGTTATAGGCGATGAGTGCCACGGTTTTAAATCTAAATCACTTATGAATATTATGAATAAGGCAACGGAGGCTAAGTATCGATATGGCACGACTGGGACTTTGGATGGAACTCAAACTCATGAGCTGGTGCTTCAAGGACTTTTTGGAAAAACGTTTAAGGTTACTACTACCAAGTCTTTACAAGAAAAAGGAACACTTGCAGAACTCAACATTAACAGACTCGTTCTTGATCATTCGACAGATGCCAGACGGGACTGTGAGCAAAAAGACTATCAGGGTGAAATAGAATATATAGTTACAAACGAAAAACGTAATCGGTTAATTAGTAACCTTGCGCTTGATCAAAAAGGTAACACACTAGTATTGTTTAATTTTGTAGAAAAACATGGTAAACCATTGTTTGAATTGATTCAAAACAAAGCAGATGAGGGACGCCGCGTATTTTTTGTATCAGGTAACGTTGCAACATCAGATCGCGAAGCTATTCGCGGCATAGTGGAGAAACAGAAAAATGCTATCATTGTCGCATCTTTGGGTACTTTTAGTACTGGCATTAATATTCGGAATCTACACAACATTATCTTTGCGTCACCTTCGAAAAGCCAGATTAGAGTTTTACAATCAATTGGACGAGGATTAAGAAAATCTGATAATAATGAGCCAACTACACTTTACGACATTATAGATAATATTAGTACTGACACTAAAAAGAATTTTGCATGGCTTCATGGAAACGAACGACTTAAAATTTACGAAAAAGAAAAGTTCAACCACAAAACTTATAAGGTAGCGCTATGACATTTAAGCAGTTAAAATTTACCAATGGTGATGAGATTATTGCTGATGTAGTAGATGAAGAAAATAAACATATGGTCGTACGGGCAGCGATGCGTATTGTTGAGTGCGAAAATATAGAGGAAGGTTATAGCTACTTTGCTTTCAGACCTTTCATATCTTTTACACAGGATGTTGAGGCACTGCAATTAGTGCACACCCATCAGCTAATCGTTGAAGCTATTCCATCTAAGAACATCATGAAACACTATGCTACTGCGGTAAAACGCATGAGTAAGTTTACAAAACTAGGACAAACACTTGAAGACTTTGAGATGATGAGCGGCGAAGAGATGGAAGGATATATTGAAAAATTAGTAGAGGACGAGCTCGCTGAAGAAAAAGAAGAATCTAAGAAACTAGGCGAAAACGTAATCGTATTTAAACCAAAGGATACTATACACTAATGCCATACTTAAATCACAACATACCACCTTTTAGCGCTTACATACGAAACGAGTACTTATACAATCACACCAAAGGGCATGGCGAATTTACATTTGCAGACATCCATACGGTTAATTGTATGGAACGTAGAGCGATATTATTTGAATGTTTACTACCTAATGGAGTGAACTGGACTCGAAGACCTATTAATGCTTTTGTATGGAAAAGAGACGCACCACAGTATCCACTAAATATTCATATGTACTGGGATTGTTTTAGTTCGTACGTTAACGTAAATCGAAGAAACCGGTTAGCCAACTGCCGAGCAGAACTTGTTGATTGGCATGGTGAAAAAAGAAAAGGCACCTATATGTTTACAATCGACTTTGGATGGGAAGACAAGGCCGCTATGTTAGATACAAACTTTAGTGAAGACCCTGAACATAAATGTGCACACATGTTTAGAATGGACGACGGTAACTTCTTTGCTTATCCTAACAATAGAACGATATGGTACGATGACGCGTTTATGGAAGAACGACTAACTGGTAATCCAGGTTATCTTATCGACCAAAATTTTTATACCGTTGAAAATACACGTGAGGATACTATCACGGATGATAGTTACTTTACTCAATGGGAACAAACCGGATCTGACGTGTTTAATGTTGAAGAAACGCCGATTGGTCCTATACACCAGAAACATGGAAATAAAAGTAAGATTGATATAGATGAGACACCGATAGAGTGAAAATATTCTACGATCATATCTATGGTAACACCACCAAGTATGACATCGTTTATGGATTAGCATTAGCTGAGGTTGAACCTGGTGAAGAAGATGAAGCGTTAGACTTAGGTTGGACGCCGATGGACGCCTTTTTTTACGTGACAGATAAGCAACTATGGATTCAAGCGAGAACTACGCGTATTAGTCTACCTAACTTCAAGGTAAAACGTAAGCATAAAAGATACCTAAATACAGGTGTAACAGGTAAACACTACCGAGACACAAACCCGTGGCAGAAAGAATGCGATGAAGTATTCAAAAAATATTGTGATTATAGAGGCTATGATGATCACCATGACGCAGGTTTAATTGACAAGGAGTATGGTGACAAAGATTATTTCGTATACTGGCATAACGATAAGGTAATTGCTTACACTAATCTAACAAGATATAATTGGAGTGTCGTGGCGGGCGAGTTCGCGTGGGATTATGAAAATCCTAAATTAGGTCTTGGAATATTCGCGCAGAACTTTGAATGCATGACATACAAAGAACTAGACTACAAGTATTACTATTCATCTTACGCCTATGAAAAAGTATGCGAATACAAATCTTTTTATAATGGATTCGAATGGTGGACCGGCCGCGGGTGGAGTAGTGATAAAGACATGTTTAAAGATTTACTCGCAAAAGATAGTAACGTAGAAACTTTGGATGATTTGTACCACAGACATAAAGATTTCTATCGAGTATATCCCTCTCCCCAAATACCTTAATTTATTATACCACACAATGCACGGTTTGTACATAAAAATATTTTCATATGATTCGTAAAAATATATGTTTACATATGCAGCCTCACGTGATATAATTATATTCATAATGTAGGAGATTACATATGCGTCAAAAGAAAAAAAGCATTCATTACGTTAACAATGCTGACTTCTCACAAGCAGTCGTCGATTATGTTACCGTCGTAAATGATGCAAAAAAGAAAAGCACGACGATTCCAAAGGTACCTAACTACGTAGCACAATGTTTCTTACGTATCGCTGAAGGCTTATCACACAAGGCTAACTTTATTCGTTATACATATCGCGAAGAAATGGTAATGGATGCAGTAGAAAATTGTTTGAAGGCTATCAACAATTACGATATTGAAGCTGCTACTCGAACCGGTAAACCAAACGCTTTTGCTTACTTTACACAGATTACGTGGTATGCTTTCCTAAGACGTATCGCTAAAGAAAAGAAGCAACAAGATATTAAGATGAAATATATCGCCAACTCTGGTATCGAAGACTTTATGGTTAACGAACACGGGGATGAACAATCAGGTTTAGTGGCGGAAATGTTTGTTGATACACTCAAGACCAGAATCGATCGGGTCAAGTTTGTTGATACTGAAGTGAAGGAGTTAAGTAAAATTGAAAAGAAAAGAAAAAAGCGTACTATCTCGGCTGACTCAGACTTATCTGAATTTTTATAGAACATACGATAGTATTGAAGTCTTTACCGTAGGTTCAATACTAGCTACGATTGCCGCGTTCTACATATATTGTGTATGGAGTTTTTTTAATTGAAGATAGCAGTACTCAACGACACTCACTGCGGTATTCGTAACTCATCTCAAATATTCTTAGACAACGCCGAAGAATTTTATTCTAAGGTGTTCTTTCCTGAGTGCGAAAAGCGCGACATCAAGCAGATCATTCATTTAGGTGATTACTATGATAATCGAAAAGTAGTAAACATAAAAGCCCTAAATCATAATCGAAAAAGCTTCTTAAATAAAATGCGTGAACATGGTATGACTATGGACATTATTCCTGGTAATCATGATACCTATTTTAAGAATACAAACGACATGAATAGCTTAAAAGAGCTACTTGGTCACTTTATGAACGAGGTCAATATCATTATGGAACCAACCGTTATGAACTATGGTTCCTTAAAGATCGCTATGTTACCGTGGATATGTATGGATAACTACGAAAAGTCTATGCAGTTTATCAACGATTGTAAAGCGGACTGGTTAGGTGCGCATCTAGAACTCAATGGGTTTGAAATGATGCGTGGTGTAACAAACGTTCACGGTATGAGTAGAGAAATATTTAGCAAGTTTGAACTAGTTCTCACAGGTCATTACCACGTTGGATCACGCCAGGACAACATCTGGTATCTTGGTAGTCAAATGGAGTTCTTCTGGTCTGACGCACACGATAAGAAATACTTCCACGTGATCGATACAGAAACACGTGAGATCGAAAGGATTCATAATCCTTACACTTTGTACGAAAAAATTGTGTACAATGACCGAGAAACCGATTATAATAACTATAACGTTGAACATTTAAACAAAAAATTCGTAAAGATCGTAGTGGTCGAAAAGACAGATTCGTTTACCTTTGACCGATTCGTAGATCGGGTACAGAATCAAGATGTCTTAGACTTAAAAATATCTGAAAACTTTAACGAGTTTATCGGCATGAATGTTGACGATGAAGGATTAGAAGTGGATGACACTCCACGGCTAATGGATGATTATGTTGATGGTGTTGAAACGGATCTAGATAAAGATCGAATCAAAACCATGATGAGAGACCTGATGAATCAGGCGCAGGCATTAGAGATTGCATGATAAAATTTACTCACCTTCGTTATAAGAACTTCTTATCAACGGGTAACAATTTTACTGAGATAGATTTGACCAGACATAAGCACACTTTGATAGTGGGCCAAAACGGTTCTGGTAAATCTACTATGTTAGATGCTTTGTCATTTGGCTTGTTTGGCAAGGCGCATAGAAATATTAACAAGACTCAACTAATTAACTCAATCAACGGCAAAGGCAGTATGGTTGAAGTTGAGTTTGAAATTGGTCAATCACGTTTTAAGATTGTGCGTGGTGATAGGCCGGTAAAGTTTGAGATCTGGAAGAATGATGAAATGATTAATCAGTCATCTCATTCAAAAGAATACCAGCGCATACTCGAACAAAACATCTTAAAATTAAACCACAAATCATTTCACCAGGTTGTGGTACTTGGTTCATCTAACTTTGTACCATTTATGCAATTGAATCCTGGTTTACGTCGTGGCGTAATCGAAGACTTACTTGACATCGGCGTATTCTCTAGGATGAATCAGTTACTAAAGGAAGAAACAAATGCGATAAAAGAGAATCTCAAAGACATATCCTACCAGATTGACCTTAGCAAGAATAAAGTTGAAACACAGAAAAAATATATTTCTGATGTATCTATTCTTACCGAGGAGAATAGGAGGAACTATGAACTTAGGATATCTGAATCGCAGAGTCTCATCGATGAACTACAGGCTGAGAATAGTGAGCTTAGCGTCGGACTCGATGAATGTGTATCACAGGCCGAACAAAGGTTGGGACTGTTACAGGATAGGAAGCAGGACTTACTGCTCCGAAGTCAAGATCGGAAATCGAATATCCGCGACCTCGAGAAGCGGATCACCTTTTTCAGTGAGAATGCAACGTGTCCCGTATGCGACCAAGCCATTTCAGACGGCCATAAATCTGAGATTCTACTATCAACCCAAACAGATCGGGATCGGCGGAAGGCAGAGATTAAGCAAATCGGCGTCGAAGGCCAAGGAGTGGAATCGGAGATTGCAGAACAAACTGGCTTACTTTCAACGCTTCGGGATCGGGTACATAAACTCACTTCCAACTCGAAAGAGATTGCGACATATCAAAACCAAATTCGTTCTTACCAAGAGCATATAGAGAAAGAAGTTGGTGCTGATTTAGAAAAAGCAAATGCAGATCTAGCAATACTTAAAAATGAATTGCTAGATCTGAAAGATTCAAAGTTGAAGACTAGTGAAGAGTTCTCGTATAAGATGGCTATTGCAGAGATGTTAAAAGATACGGGCATCAAAACTAAGATCATCAAACAATATCTACCTGTAATGAATAAACTGATCAATCAGTATCTACAGGTACTAGATTTTTATGTGCACTTTGATTTAAACGAAGAGTTCAATGAAACGATCCGATCTCGCCATAGAGATGAATTTACATATGAATCGTTTAGTGAGGGTGAAAAACAAAGAATTGATTTGTCGCTTCTATTCACCTGGCGGCAGATCGCAAAGATGAAAAACTCGGTATCAACAAACCTATTGATACTCGATGAAACGTTTGATTCATCTTTGGATCATGATGGTGTAGATAATCTAATTAAGATTCTTTATACACTTGGTGATAGTACGAATGTCTTTATCATATCGCACAAAGGTGAAATACTTGATGGTAAGTTCGAAAACAAGATCGAGTTTATCAAAGACAAAAACTTCTCAAGGATAAAATAATGTTGTTTGTTCAACCAGAAACTATATGGCATTTTACTTGCCAATCCTGTTTAGCTTGGTTCTCTATCGCTACTAGTGATAGGTTTAATCCAAAGTCTCGTAAGCAAGGATTTTATTGTCCTTGGTGCGGTGAAAAAAGTAGTGTACAAACCGAGAAAAATGATGTATAATATACCTAGTTTAAATGCGGAGATATATAATGGAACTCAGTGAAAATACTCTAACCACCCTGAAAAACTTTTCAGGTATTAATCCAAATATGATGATTCGTAGCGGCAACACAATCAAAACAATCTCTGAAGCACGTACGGTTCTTGCTCGAGCCAATGTGACCGAAGAGTTTCCAATTGATTTTGGCATCTACGATCTCAACGAATTTATGGGTGTCCTTGGTCTTGTTGACGCACCACGTCTTAAGTTTGAAGACGATTACGTGGTTGTCAACGATTCAACGGGTCGCTCTAAAGTCAAGTACTTCTATTCATCCGAAGATACTTTGACAACACCACAAAAAGACATCACTATGCCAGAAGCAAATGTGAAGTTTACTTTAGACAATGATACGATGAATAAGCTAAAGCGCGCTGCATCGACTCTTGGCCATAGTGAAATTTCTATTTGTGGTAGTGATGGTGTGCTTAGTCTTTCTGTGGTTGACTCTCAAAACATGACATCAAATGCTTTCTCTATCGATGTTGATGGTGAATTTCCAGCTGATGCCACGTTTAATTTTATCCTAAGCACAAACAACTTGAAAATTCTACCTGGTGATTACGAGGTAGAAATTTCTTCAAAACTGATCACGCAATTCAGCCATAAAAGTCTAGACGTGAAATACTGGATTGCACTTGAAAAATCTTCGACATTTGGAGTTTAATGACATGTCAGAAACTATGACAGAACTACGGGATGTTTCAAATCGCACATCTCGGTCAATGATTGCGGTTATCGATGCGATGACCCAACGTGGCGCAATCAAGGGTGAAGAATTATCCACCATCGGTGGACTTCGTGACCAAGCGATTCAAATCATTCAGCTGTGTGAACAGGCCGAGCAAGAAGAAGCTATGGAAGCAGCTGAGTCAGAATCAAGTGGTTAGTCGCATAATAGACTCGCGGGGAGCCACGGTTAGCTCCCCACTTTTATTTTATTATGGAGTACGTGAATGTCTAATGAATTTCTATGGGTCGAGAAGTATCGTCCCCAAACAATCGCCGATTGTGTTCTACCAGATCAACTAAAAGAACTCTTTCAAAAGATAGTTGAATCTGGTGAACTTCCTAACATGCTGTTCAGTGGTACAGCTGGCACTGGTAAAACTACAGTCGCCAAAGCTTTATGCAATCAAATGAATCTTGATTATATAATGATCAATGGTTCTGAAGATGGCAATATTGATACCCTGCGTGGTAAGATCAAACAGTTCGCTTCTACTATTTCGCTACAGGGTGGTGTCAAAGTAGTAATACTTGACGAAGCTGATTATCTAAATCCACAGTCAACGCAGCCGGCACTTCGTGGTTTTATCGAAGAGTTTTCAAACAACTGCCGGTTTATCCTTACTTGTAATTTTAAGAATCGTATTATTGAACCATTGCACTCTCGTTGCGGTGTCTATGATTTCAATACTTCGAAAAAGAATACTGCTGTACTTATGCAGCAGATGTTTGAACGATTCTGTTTTATTCTTGACGAACAGGAGATACAGTATGCTAAAAAAGATCTTTTACCTATTATATCGAAGCATGGTCCGGATTGGCGAAGATGTATCAACGAGCTTCAGCGGGTTGCTGTACTGGGGTTTGGTGATATCCGCAGCTTGGATTTTAGTGCTGGTACCTTTGATCAACTATTTTCTTATTTAAAAGAAAAAGATTTCAAAGAAATGCGCAAGTGGGTTGTCAACAATATAGATATAGATGCATCTGCGATCTTTCGTGGTCTATACGATAGAATGTCTGACAAGGTACAACCACAGTCAATTCCACAACTGGTTCTTATCTTAGCCGACTATCAGTACAAACATGCCTTTGTTGCTGACCACGAATTAAACGTTGTTGCTTGTCTTACGGAGGTTATGGCAAATGTCCAGTTCAATTAAACTTACACTATACACACAAGTTGATTGCGTATTCTGCGAAATCATGAAAGCAAAACTTGATGACTGGGGATACTCATACGACGTTATAAACATCAGCGAAGATGTAAGTAAACGTGCGTGGTTACGTTTACAAAATCATAGAACAGTACCGCAACTATATTGGAATGAAAAGCATCTAAATAAAGTTGATACTGGTATGTTCACAAAAGAAATACTTGAAGCAGAAATAAATTTTGATGATTACGTTGGTGGTGTGGAGAACTTTGGATGAACCCATTTGAATTTTGTAACGACATCAACTATGGTAAAGCAAATATCATGGTTGATGACATCGCCGAAAAAGCATACAACCCGTTTATGGTAAATCGCCAGTTATCGTATTTTCATGATACGGTATTGATGGCGAATGAAATGAATCTGAACTCTCACCTGGATAATCGTTTACAATTCGACTTTCTTATAAATATCATTAGAAAGAAAAAACGTTTTTCTAAATGGGCCAAGGCTCAGACAAACGATGACGTCGAAGTGATTAAGGAATATTATGGCTATAGTAATGAAAAAGCCCGCCAGATCCTCAACCTTCTTACGTCAGCACAACTTGACATACTAAGACAGAAGGTATACCGAGGTGGAAAAAGAAAATAATATTGTTGAATGGACAACCTCATCTATGCTTGAGGTGACTTTGGAAGAGCCTGATGATTTTCTGAAAGTAAGAGAAACACTGACTCGAATCGGCGTAGCGTCTCGAAAAGATAACACACTTTTCCAATCATGCCACATTCTCCACAAACAGGGCCGATATTTTATCGTGCATTTTAAAGAACTCTTTTTATTAGATGGTAAGAAATCTAATCTGGAAGAAAATGATATTGCAAGACGCAATACCATCGCAACACTCATGAGTGACTGGGGTCTTTTATCGATCGACGATAAAGAAAAAGCACATCCATTAGCACCATTGCGACAGATTAAGATTATTCCTTTTAAAGAAAAAAATAATTGGACACTACAACCAAAATATAATATTGGAAATAAATAAATACACCTGGACGCCGATAGTCGGGTCCAAATTTAACCTTGCTTAATTGGAGGCAAATATGACTGGAACATTCGCATTTCCGCGAAACGCATTTCTTGGTTTCGACCACATCTTCGATCAGCTGGACAATATTCACAGCCACGCGAAGGATACCTATCCACCACATAACGTAGTGAAAGACGAAGAGTTGAAATACACTCTTGAGATCGCTGTGGCTGGATTTAAACAAGAACATATTGACATTGAAGTCAAAGATCATATCTTAACTATCAGTGGTAATCGACCACAGCGTCGTGAGCAAAACATGTATGTTCATAAAGGTATTAGTGCTCGTAACTGGAAAAAGTCATTTAGACTGTCCGAATATACGGAAGTAACTGGAGCAGATCTAACGGACGGTATCTTGACTGTCAATTTAGAAGTCGTCCTTCCGGAAGAAAAGCTGCCTCGTAAGATTCAAATTTCATCTAACGAGGGAAAAAATGACAGCACTAGCACTCAGGAGCTACTCGCTTCTTAAAACAGGATTCATCGCAACACTGTTTGCATGGATGACTGGCCACTTATCTTCAGTCGGAAGAGCAGTGATGGTTTCAAGACAGATTGAAGCTAATCAAAAGCTCGCACACTTGCTTAAGCATGAGTATCCGCATGAAGACTACGCAGGTATCTTAGCGATTCTTAACGATAAAACATTGAGGGAGTATTACAAATGAATACTATAAGACGTTTCATTAACAAGATTGTCGCTATGGACTTAGCAAAAGACAAACCACTACTAAAGTATCGTGAGTCATCATATACTCTAGCAGAACTTGAGCGGCGTTTAACCGCAGAAGTAAATGGGTTTGGTAAATAATGTGGCCATATACTGAAGAAGAAGCTGGTTTCTTAAACTAATAAATAGAAGGGCAAGCAATTGCCCTTTTATATTCGGAGATACAACATGTTAACACACCAAGATGTAGTGAACCAACCACTCCTACCTACCATTAAACACGAAAACTTTTTTACTGCCGAAGAGTTAAAAGATATAACTGATGGTCATTGGTTATTTAAAAAACTACTTTGCGAAAAGTTTATTGAAGAAGATCCATCTAATGTTCATATGAACGAGTTTCAGCCGAATGGATTCTGGAACAAGAATCACCCTGATCTTGTTAGATCAACAGATTTTCATTGGGAACTCGTACACAGCGAATATATTAATCTCACCGAAGGTACCGGTGGAGGTCATGGATTTGATGTGAACAACGTTAAGGTACATCACCCAGACGGTACAAAAGAGTTTGTTGATTTTCTTCATAGTATTAAAAGTGAATTTAACGTAGAAGATTTTTATTGGCACACTCGAGACGTACTAAACAAAAGTTTATCTAGAGTCACAGATGATTATCACGATATTCAATACTACGCTTTATATGATTTAAATTACGTGTTTGAAGTTCACTGTGACGGCCGTGACGCTAAGAATAAAAAATTACCAAGACCTGATAGTTGGGACGACCTAACACCAGAAGACTGGTTCCAAGAAGAAGAATGGAAGTTCACTCGTCAAGGACTGATAAATCTAGATGTGGCTGATCCAAACGATGGCACAGTAATATTCGATCAATCATTTCCTTACTGTACTCTTATGGATATGAGCGTACCTCTTGGTGAAATGTTACCTACGGGTTGGGCTAAGACTCGTATTCAGTTTGTAAAAGGTGATGAACCAAAAAGATACGGCGCAGAGATTCGAAACTTTACTCATAAGATAATGGATGAAGATGAGTACGACGAAATCATGGAACATTGTTTCGATGAGAATGTATTTCCACACGAAGCTACTTACGGTCTGAGTCTGGAAAGAATCTTAACTCTTGACACACCTGGTACGATGTACAGTTGGGATTGTCAAAAATACCATAAGGTAAAACCATTTCCAGATACTGTCGATCCATTGAGACGGCGTTTAACATTACACTTTCATTGTGCGGAGAATCTAGCATGAATATAGATCAATTAAGAGAAGAACTGAAAATCGACGAGGGAGTCAAATATGAAATCTATTTGGATCACCTTGGCCTGCCTACTTTTGGTATTGGTCACCTCGTTCTCGATAGCGATCCTGAGCATGGACAGGAAGTTGGAACGCCTGTCTCAGAGGACAGAGTCAATGAGTGCTTCGCTAAAGATGTCGAGATCGTGTTATCGGAGTGCACACACCTATACCCCGACTTTGACGTTCTGCCTGGAGAAGTCCAACTAATTATCGCGAACATGATGTTTAACATGGGCAGACCAAGACTATCAAAGTTTAAGGGAATGAAACGCGGTGTTGATGCACGTGATTGGAACGCTGCAGCCGATGAGATGGTAGACTCAGCTTGGTATCGTCAAGTTACGAATCGGGCAGATCGTTTAGTACAAAGGATGAGAGCTTTAGCATAATGATTGAAGTTACAGCAGCAGCCATTAAATATCTTGACCAAGTACGTGGTGACGATTTTGTTACACTTGGCGTAAAAGGTGGTGGCTGTTCTGGTTTTCAATACGTGTGGGACTTTAAGAAAAACTGGCCAGATGTAACATGGAGCGAGCCATATGGTGGTGCTTTAGTTCTGGATCCTATGGCAGAAATGTATGTGGCCGGTTGTACCATCGATTATGTTACTGAACTTGGTGGTGCTTATTTGAAAGTAATAAATCCAAACGCAACTGCGTCCTGTGGTTGCGGAGAATCTTTTGCAGTATGATGCATTTTAGGGGTTTACAAATCTTCCAAACTGTTGTATAATTATACATGAAGTTGGAGGTAATATGTCGTTTTATACTAATGTATGCCGTTATGGCAATGCTATTCTGTATCGTGGTTATAATCAAGTCGGTGGACGTATCTATAAACGCATTACAGATTTTAAGCCAGTCTTTTATACGCAAACCAAGAACGATAGCGAATGGAGGTCGATGAATAATCAGCCAATCGCTCCTATCGAAATGGATAGCATGCGTGAAGCTAAAGACTGGTTAAACGCGAATCGAGATGTTGCTGGTCGTAAGATCTATGGCAACAGTAAATATTTACAACAATACATTACACAACGGTTTCCACATGAAATCGAGTTCAAGCGTGAAGTGATTGATGTTGGTACTTTCGATATCGAAACAGAATATGATGATGGGTTTCCTGAACCAAGACACGCGAATCAAAGAATCCTTTCCATCACCTACAAGTCAAGTAAATCAAAACTATATCACGTATGGGGTTATGGCGACTTTGATACTGAAAAGTCTCTAATACAACCTGTTCGTTATTATCGTTGCCGCGATGAAGTAAGTTTGCTTTCAAAGTTCATTGCATTCTGGTCTGACGAATCAAAAACTCCAGATGTAATTACTGGCTGGAATATTCGTTTTTTCGATGTTCCATATCTTATTAATCGTACAGCAAAGATTCTTGGTGTTGATGCCATACGGTCGTTCTCACCGTGGCGTATGATCGATCATCGTGAGATTACAAGACGTGGTCGTACAGAAGATGCATACGATATTAAAGGTATCGAACAACTCGATTATATGGAACTGTTTCAAAAGTTTGGTTACTCGTACGGTCCACAAGAATCTTACTCATTGAATCATATCGCGTACGTGGTACTTGGCGAAAAGAAACTATCATACGAAGAATCTGGTTCATTGAAGAATCTGTATAAGGATGACTTTCAAAAGTACATCGACTATAATATGAAAGATGTGGAGCTGGTTGAACGTATCGAAGAAAAGATGGGTTTGATCACCTTGGCCATGACTATGGCTTATAAAGCTGGTGTGAACTATGGTGATACCTTTGGTGTCACTAACATATGGGAATCGATCATCTATCGTAAACTTAATTCAGAAAAGAAGATGCCACCCGTGTTTACAGCAGAAGCAGTAAGAACAAAGTTTGCTGGTGGCTTTGTGAAAGAACCACAGGTTGGTGCGCACGACTGGGTCGTATCTTTCGATCTAAACTCGCTGTATCCAAACATCATCGTACAGTGGAATATGTCGACCGAGACTCTGGTTGATCAATCTGAAATCTCAGGTGTTGAATACTATATGAATAGCAAACCTGGTAACAGCGTTTACTCTGTTGCAGCCAATGGTTCTACTTACAAAAGAAATATTGATGGTGTGATTCCTAATATCATTATCGATTATTACGATGATCGTAAGTCTATCAAGAAACAAATGCTGGCGGCTGAGTCAGCGTATCAAAAAGATAAGTCAAAAGCTTTAGAGAAAGAAATCAATAAACTTAACAATCAACAAATGGCGATTAAGATTTTGATGAATTCTCTTTATGGTGCCCTCGGCAATCAATACTTCAAATACTTCGACCTCCGACTTGCCGAGGGCATCACACTTACTGGCCAGTTAGCCATTCAATGGGCTGAACGTACCGTCAATGAGTGGATGAATAAGCTACTTGATACTGATGAAGACTATGTCATCGCTATCGATACCGATAGTTTGTATGTCAACTTTGGTCCACTCGTAAAAAAGTTTAAACCAAAAGATCCAGTGAAGTTTCTTGATGGTGTATCAAAAGACAAACTAGAACCAGAAATCGCTGCAGCATACGATAAATTATTTAAAAAGATGAACTGCCATAGACCTCGTATGGAAATGGGTAGGGAAGTAATCGCTGATCGTGGTATCTGGACCGCAAAGAAAAGATACATACTAAATGTACATAACTCCGAGGGTGTTCAATATGCGGAACCAAAACTCAAAATCATGGGTATCGAGGCAATCAAGTCTAGCACGCCGGAGGTTTGCCGTGACAGGTTCAAGGAGATCTTCAAGATACTTATTTCTGGAACGGAAGAAGATACTCAAGAATATATCAAACAATTCAAAGCCCAGTTCAAACAACTGAACGCCGAACAGGTTGCTTTCCCTCGATCAGTATCTAATATATCAGATTATCGCGATCGAAAGACAATCTATAAGAAAGGTTCACCCATTCATGTTCGTGGTTCTTTGCTTTACAATAAAGTTGTCAAGGACGCTAAACTTACTAAAAAATACGAATTAATTCAAAATGCAAATAGAATTAAATTCTGTTATATGAAGTTACCGAATCCTTTACACGAGAATGTTATTGCGTTTCCTGAGGTTCTTCCACCTGAACTGAAACTCGATCACTATATAGATTATGATCTGCAGTTCGATAAAACGTTTGTTGAACCACTAAAACTAATTCTTGATTCGATCGGGTGGTCACCAGAACCAGTTGCAAGTTTAGATGAGTTCTTCGCATGACCGAAAAGAAAATTATCTTACTCACCGAGGTTTTAGAAACTAAGGTACGAAAAGAAAAAGAGCTTGAGTATTACGCAAAACAATTAGAAGAACTACAACGCAAGATGTTTTTCGTCAAGAAAGAGATTGACCTAACTAATCTTATTATTGAGATAATTGAGAATGAAAAAGTGCTAGATATAAAAGAGCATTTACTTGAAAAAAAGGGTGTACAAAGTGACAAAAATGAGATATAATAATATACATAATCATCCAGAGTATACGAATAATATGAAGCTGACAAGGGATCTGATGAATATGAAGAACTGGGTACAAGACATATATGAAATGCACGAAAAGTTTGGTGTGCATGATTGGATTGACGAACAAGTACAGTTCGGCAATAAAGATAAACTAAATGAGTTCTTACGATTCCGTATACGGTTCTTACACGAAGAACTTGCTGAAATGGGAATTGCACTAGATGAAAAGAATCCAGAAGAAATTGTTGATGCTCTCATCGATCTTTGCGTTGTGGCTATCGGTACACTTGATGCGTTTAACGTCGATGCTCATAAAGCATGGAAAGAAGTACACACTGCCAACATGGCAAAACAACCCGGAGTAAAAGAATCAAGACCGAATCCACTTGGTCTACCAGACTTAATTAAACCTGAAGGATGGAAAGGACCGTCACACGAAGGTAACCATGAATATTTCACTTACGCTGTTTAAGAACATATTCGATAACAAGACTAACAAACGTATCGATGCGCCAAACTTCGATTCGTTTGAAAGTGTACTATACGATCTTTCTGAAAAACCTTTCGAAAGTAAAGCTGATGCAATGCTTATGTCACCAGCTATATACGAAAAGAATACGACTCGTAAGAATGATAACGTTATTGAATGGGCTGGTTGGTGCTGTGTCGATGTTGATGATTATGAACTACCATATAGAGGAATAAATGATGACTTGGTTAAACGTTTTTCTGCCTATCGCTTTGTGTGTTATAGCACTGCCAGCTCTACGCGCGATAGACCGAAGTTCAGACTTGTTTTCCCACTTACTCGAGCTGTCAAACGGGAAGATATCCGAAGATTCTGGTTTGCTCTTCAAACAGAACTTGGTGACCTTGGAGACAAGCAAACTAAAGACTTGTCTAGAATGTATTACATTCCTGGCAGGTATGCTAATGCTTTCAATTTTATCTTTAGCCATAATGTCGGTGATTATATTGATCCAGCTAAACTAATCGCAAAACACCCAATGCCTGAAAAGACGAACCTTAATAACTTCTTTGATCGTCTACCAGAAGCAATGCAAGAACAAATCGTCCAGTATCGTAAAGATAAACTCGATGCAAACTATGAATGGTCATCATATCATGACTGTCCGTTCTGGCCAAAAAGAATCGCAGCTGAATATACTACAATCTCAAATACAGGTTGGTATGCTAAGATGTATGCCATTATGGTTGCATGTGCTGGTAATGCTGTACGTAAGAAATATCCAATTACCGCTGGTGAAATATCTCAGTTGTGTCGTCAGTTCGATGAAGACACTGGTAATTGGTACAAGAATCGGCCTCTTGATAAAGAAGCTGATAGAGCCTTGGAGTATGTTTATAAAAACATCTAAGGATAAATAAACATGAGAGTAGCACGGTGCGAAATCATTAAACACCATCATACCGATAAGGAGATTAAGATGGAAATATTTTCAAAATTAGATGCGGCTTGTGCTGCGTCACCTTTTATGACACCCCTAGAACAAATTGCAGAGATGGATCACTTTCAGTCTAGACTGGTTGGATCGAACACTGTGCATATAATGACTATTGCTGAACGCATTAACGATAAAGGATGTGTCACCAGTAATATGGCACCAATCGTAGCATTAGAAGACTTTAAAGGTGTTGGTAAGCACACCATGTTAGATGGTAACCACCGCTATAAAGCAGCATTGAAGTCTTGTGCAACTGCGTATCCTGTGGTGTACATAGCGAAAGAAGTATGGGATCAATTCTCTTCTCTTGAACTTTATCAATATGGTCTCATGCTGAATGGAATCTCTCAAGAACCTAGGCTTGAAACTAATAAAGAAGATATGCTTAAGTTCGGCATGACTTACTGGAATGATAAGAAATCATTAGTTGGTTTGAAAGAAGCTTTTATCAGCATGGGTGCTACTAAATCTATGGCTGATACGAGAACAAGAGAGATCAACAAGTTAGTAAAGCAAAACGCTTATCTAGATCAAATGGGTAGCGGAGTTGTTTGGATTAACTGGAGTGATCCTGAAAGACTCGATGAGCTGAAAGAAATCAAAGAAAACTATAAAACTCCAGGAGTGAAAGTACACGTTGTGTCTTCTAAAAAGTTTTCTTACGATGCTTTGCTTCCACAACTGCTTTTTGAGCGTCCGAAGAATCTTGTGATATTACTTCATCACCCAACTCTTCAAGCAGAATTGGAATGGAAGAACAAGCATAGAGATAAGCACGAGCAAATTATTGATGAGTTGTGCTTTATGCTTGGCATCAACAAGAGCTGGGAAACTCTTCCAAAGACAGAGCGTAATGTTCTAGAAAAAAGTGCAGCATAATGCATTTTAGGGGTTTACAAATGAAAAGAAATAGTGTATAATATATCTACAAAATGAAAAATTGAGGAGTTACATTATGCAAAAAGTTTATATCATGTCAGGTGCCCTTTATGATTTTATCATGGACCAGCGTAGAGAAGCTGAAGAATTTAGCAAACAGCCTGGTTGCTTTATGGGCAAGCTGGTAGATCCCGACAACACTGAGTACTGGTCGGAGCGTGTTCCGACTGGTACTCTCCAAGAGTACAAGCGTATTGAGCTTGAAGAGTCTGCGTACTATATGGCCGCAGATGCGATGAGCAAAGGCTATGCTCGCTCTCTTGACCTGCAAAGCATGTCAGATGCTGATCTCCATCAGCTATGCGATTCAATGGCTGAATTAATGAAATTTGATGAGGAATATGCGTAATGGAAAAAGAAATAGAAGCTTTCTTGGCTGCTGGTGGTAAGATCACTAAGTGTCCTCCATCTAATAAAAGACCAGAACAACGGAAAGGACCTGTTTATTCTAAAAGTAGAGCCCGATCTGGTTGCTGGTTACCACCGGCCCGCGATCTAAATTTTGATTACT